CCGCCCCGCCCCACTGCGACAGGTACGGCAGGGTCATCATGAACGGCTGGGTGGCGTTGACCACTGCCGAGGCAATCGAGCCGCCGATGAAGTTGGTGAACATCAGCGAGCGGATGCCAGCACCAGACTCTTCAGGCTCTGTCACCGACTCGATCAACTTGATGGCCTCATCCTTCACGTCGCCGGCCGCGATGTCGCGCGCCATGTCCTTGGCGTCCTTGATGTGCAGCGCCGTGGATGCAGCCCGGGCGTTCGATGTCACAAAAGACGCCAGCACGCGGCCAACATCCTGCGAGAACCCGGATGTGCCCTTGCGCTTCATCAGGCGCTTCATGGTGCTGCGGTTGTTCTTGGCGAGCTGGATGTACTTCTGGAACACCTCAGACTCATCTGCGCCGATGGCCTCGGCGAACAACTCCATGGCGTCAATGGGCACCGCCGACATCAGCTTGTGGAACTCTTGGGACATGACGCCCTGCTCCACCGTGCCTTGCGGGAACTCTGCGCGCAGCGCCCGGGCCAGTTGGTTTGCCTCTGAGCGCGTCTCAGCCATGCCGAAATACTGCGTCTGCCCTTGGTCATCGACCACATGCACCCAGAACTTGCCGAAGCGTGACAGCGGGGCGTAGCCTCGTTCTTTCAGGCGGCCCACCTGATTGAACTTGTCGGACACCTTGTTCCACAGCGCCGGGTCTTCATCAGCAAGCAATTCCTCCACCGCCTGGCGCAGACCCTTGCGGCCCTGCGGGTCCAGCGCCATCGCTTTCATTCCATCCGGCACATTGCCGATCAAGCGCAGCACGTCGGCCGCCACCAGTTGATCCAGAGAATCGTTGATGGCCGCACGGAACTCGCTGTACTGGCCAATCTGGGCATCGGTCAGACCGAACATGCTCTTGAGCTCAGGCGTGCTGAACACCACACCGCCAGTCAGGTACTCCGACTCGTAGCGGTTGCGCACGGCGCCCTCGTAGATGTCCAGCGGGCTGGCCTTCCACGTCTTCAGTTGCTGCTCTGTGACCTTGCCGTCCTTGAACAATTGGCGGGCCTTTTGGTCGGCGGTCATGCCATCAGCCTGGGCCACGACATCATCCACCCGCACCAACTTGCCGTCCTTGCGCACCCACTCCAGCGTGCCCTGGAAGATGGGCTCGGCAACTGCCTTGGCATCAGCTTCGCTCAGGCCAGTCTTGGCCAGATCCCGCCACGTCTCGAGTTTGGGCAGGATCGACGGGGCATTGTCTGCCGCCTGGTTGGCCAGGGTGGACACGCCCTCGATGTACTCCTGCAACTTGTTGAAAACGCGCCCAAAGGCCGGGAACTTCTGTGCCTTAGCGTACTGCGTCTTGAAGGTGCGATCCAGCCAATCCACCTGGGCGCCTGCGTTGCCCACGAAGTCCATGAAGGCTTCGCGCGCCTGCGCGGTGTACTGGCCGGCAGCGGCAGAGCGGGAAAACGCGATCTCGTCGCTGTCGGCTGAGAACGTGCCCGTGTTGCCGATGGCCGACTTGATCTGCCCCGCACCGAACACAACCCAATTGCGCTCGCCTGGACGCTCAGACCACACCGCCGAATCGTGCCCGTCCGCCTTCAGCGCATTAATGGCGTCCGCACCCTTGTGCTCGACCTTGCCCGTTTCTTCGTCGGTCAGATCGTAAAAAGCAACCTGCGGGTCAGTTTCAGGGTTGAACGTATCCAGCCCGTCGGTCATGTCCTTGGGAGACTCGGCGCGCACATAGGCCGGCATCACTCGAGCGTTGGTGGCCATGCCGGTTTCAGCATCGCGCACGCTGGCCCAATTCGCAGCGTACTCCGCGCTTTCGGCAAAGAAGATGGCCCCGCCATCACGGAACTGGCCGAAATCCTCTGGAGACTGCGTGCCGTGGTAAACCACCAGGGGCCGGCCCTCGGCGTCCACCGCCTTGGATTCACCAAACCAGCGCCAGAAGTTGCGCACGCCGTCTTGGGTAGCGGCAATCTGCTGGCCACTGCTGTTCGTGGTCGGGCGCATCTTGCCGTCCACGTCCATCTTGGCGGCCATGGCCTCGCGCGACATCGCATCCTTCTCCCGCTTGAAAGCCGGGATCATGCCACCACGCGGGCCGCCAGGCCCTTCCGTGATGAACCGGCGCGCAGGGATGATGAAGTCGTTGATGATCTCGTCATCCGTCATCCGCATCTTGGAGAGCATCGACACATTGCGGCGCAGCCAAGAGCGAACGGCGGCCACCGCGCGGCGCACGAAGCCCAATTGCGGGCTCTTCTCGGCAAAGCCCGCCAACACCTCTTCGGCCGCTGCGCGCATGTCGCGCTCGCTGTCGGTGTCCATGCCATACCGGCCTGCCATCAGGAACACGTCACGCGCCCTGGCCTTGCGGATCTGGTCAAGGATGGCGCCCAGCTCGGCGCCGTACACGCCGCGCAGCCCTCGGTGGCCCAGCACCTCATGGAACACAGCCTTGGCGACTGCACTCTCATTGGGCATCTGGTCGGCCACAATGTACGCCTTGCCGCCTGAGACGAACGCCTCAGGAACACCGCTGGCGCCACCGGCCACCTGCCGCGCGTTCAGCGCCTTGACCGATTCCGGGGCCTCATCAAACGTACCCAGGACAATGATATCCGGGGCGTTCTTCCATGAGGCCGTCAGACGATCAACGATCTCCTGAACCTCCGCCTTCTTGGCGGATGCCGCTGCGGATGATGCGCGGCGAAATCCTTCGCTTTGGCGACTGAAGGCCGCGTCGTCAGGCTTTGCATCCGCGCTTGGCTCGGCCGCAGAACTCAACTCGCGCACGACCTCTTCCAGTCGGCGGCGCTTTTCGGAGAGCTCTTTTGCCTTCGGGAATTCCTCTTTGCGACGCTCACGCAAGGCCGGCAACTCGCTTTCCGCGCGCTCCATCTGACCTTGGTAGTACCGCACCGACGTTTTGTAGTCGGCGCGACGCCTGACATCCGATTCCAACTGCTCCAGCAGTTTGCGCCCCTGCGCCGTGGTCATCTGAATGATGCCTTCTACACTGGCCTGAGATGTGGCAATCGTGCGCTCACCGTCCAGCAGATGAACATCCACCGACGTGGTGCGATCACCCCGCGCAGATGACGCCGATTCCAGATCAGCCACCAACTTGAACCCGAACATCTCGCCCAACTGGACGGTCTTGGGCTCTGACAAACTGGTCTTGGCCTCGCTTACGATGCGCGCCAGCTCGCGCCCAGCAGCGGTGCGCTGAGCGTATTCCGCGCCACCCACCTTGGCAACAAACGCCTGTGCATCGCCAAGAGCGGCGCCGATGGCGTCGTTGATGGCTTCCTTGCTGGTGACGCGCTTGCCTTCGATGTTCACTGCGTATCGTGCCGTGGCGTTGCCTTCTTGCTGCGCCTCAACGGCGGCCAACGCGGCACGCATGGCCTCGGCCGTTTCGGTGAAGGTCTGGCCCTCCACATCCACCTTGCGCCCAGCGTGGGCCTCTTCCACTGCGGCCACGCGGCCAGCCAACAACTCGCCCCGCTCCGATTCCCTGCGAATCTTCTCCGGGTTCTCGCGCAAAGCCCGCTCCGCGCTCTGGATGGCATCCATCACGCCGTACATCTTTCGGCGGTGAGCGCGTTCCTGCAATTCCAGGTTGCCAATCTGTGACTCGATGGTCACGCGCTCCAGCAGAAGCGGGTTGCCCGATGCCAGCGCGGCCATTTCTGCCATGCTCACGGACTCTTCGTCCTCAAACTCCATGGAGAAAGCGCCGTCGTACTTCCGGATGCCGTTGATCATCCGCAGCTTCTGGGCGTTCAAGTCCCACATCTTGGCGTCAACCGTCCGCTCCGTGGCGTAAGCCATGATTTCGACCTCGAACCCATCCGGGCCGTACTGCTCCAGCAGCTTGTTGCCTTGGCGGATGATGCGACCTTCGCGTTGCTCGATGTCGCTCGGCTTCCATGTCACGTCTACGTGATGCAGCCCAACCAAGCGGTCTTGCACGTTCGTGCCGGCGCCCATGCGCGGGGTGGAGCCGATGAGCACGCGCACTTTGCCGCCACGCACCGCATCAAACAGCGCAGCCTTCTGCTCGTCGTTCTGAGCCTCTTGAACAAAGCGGATCTCGGCCGCGGGAATGCCGGCCGCCACCAAGTTGTCCTTGATCTGCTGGTAGGCGTTCCACCCAGAAGTTTGGGCGTTGCGAAGTTCTGCGACTTCGTTGGCGTCAAACTTCTCCAGTGCGTCAAACACTGACTGGAAGGCTTCTTCGTTGCCGTCCTTCAGGGCTTTGTCGCGCTTGGCCACCAGTTCGTCGTACTCCTTCACAATCTTGTCGTCGCCCTTGGCCTTGGGAACAGATCGGTCAAGGAACACAAGTTGAGTGCCTCGGTCTGGCGTCCACTTGTCGTAGATGCGCTTGATTTCACTGGAGACACGTTGCAGCTTGCCGCCATCCTCTTGGCTGGTAGCGCGTGGGTCAACCGCCCGGATGTCCAACGACACCTTGCGCGCCCGGTCCATCAAGCGAAGACGCTCCGCATTGCGCTCGGTCGGGTCTTTGATGCCGTCCAGGCCGTCAAACCCGCTGATGATGTCCTTCAGGGCGCCTTCCTGGGCCGGGGTCGGCTTGACCTTGACCAGCGCGCGATCTCCGCCCTTGACCTGCGGCACAGGGAATGGCTTGCCGGCGTTGTCCTCGGCAAACCACTTCTTGATGTCCTCAATGGACACGGCATCGGTGAAGCCGTAGTAGGTGTCCATCAAGGCCCGCATGTTTGCCCAGGTGCGACCCAAGCGGGTGACTTCCTTCAGCCGGCCTGACTCGGTAGGCTCAAACGCGGCCGATGCCTCGACCGACTGCGCGCGCCAGGCGTCAAAGTGCTCCAGGCCCTGCTCTTGCAGCTCATCGGCAGCAAGGTAGCGCATCATGGTGTACATCTCCACGGCGCTGTTGCTGATCGGCGTGCCTGTCATGAACGTGACAGCCCCACCGTTTTCACGCATCACCCGGACCTTGTTGTACAAGTCTGCCGCCTTGCGTGAGCCGGTCTTGTCACCCATGCCGCGCACCCCTGTGAGGCGCGACGAGTAAAACAGGTTCTTGAACTCGTGAGCCTCGTCCACCGTCAGGTCATCCACACCCAACTGCTCAAAGGTCAGCAGGCGGTCGCGCGTGCCGCTTTGCAGCTTGTCGATGCGCGCTTGGATCTTCTCGGCCAATCGCTCGGCCTCCTTCACCCCAAATGGCTTGCGGAAACCGCTGCGGCCCTCTTCTTCCGCCTGCGCTTCGGCCTCCTTGATGGCGTCCTTGGCCTGCTGCATCTCAAGCTCAAGGTAGCGCATCTCGGTCTCGGGCGAGATGCCGATGAAGCCGAACGACGAGTGCGGCGCAATCACGATGTCCCAATCGCCCGTAGCGATCTTGCCGAACAGTCGACGGCGGCGCTTGGCCTCAAAGTCCTTCTGCCCTGCGGCCAGCACCTTGGCGCCCGGGTACAGGCGGTACACGTCGGCGGCCCACTGCTCAACCAAGTGGTTGGGAACCACGATCATGGGCTTGCGGGCAAGACCCATGCGACGGCGCTCCATGGCGCGGGCAATGCCCGTGAACGTCTTGCCAGCACCGACCACATGGTCCAGCAGCAAGAAGCGCGAAGCGATGCCGCGCCAGATGGCGTTTTTCTGGTGTCGGCGCATCTGAATGATGCTGTCTGGCACCTTGCCAGGAAGTTTCAGATGGGAGCCGTCGAACTGGCGGTTGACGCGGGTGTTGAACTTCTCGTTGAACAGGTCCACCAGGCGTTGGCGGCGGTCGCCGTCTTTGAAAACCCAATCCCCGAACTCGGACACGATCTCCTTGCCCTTGAGTTGGGCCAGCGCCGTGCGCTCTTGGTCCACCTTGACCGAACCATTCTCGTCCTTGTACGTGACCACCACCGCCTGGCTGTTCAGCAAGCGGTTGATGATGTAGTCGGCCGGCGCGCCGTCTGTTGACCATTGATCGACCTTGACGCGATCCGACTCGCGGGCATTGACCGTGAAGCTATTGGTCGCCGCAGAGAACGACACGGATGCCTTGCCGCCCACCAAGGAGGTGATGAACTCGGCGTACACGTCACCCGGCACCCAGGCTGCGCCCATCTGTGCGGTGACGTTTTCTGCCGTCCAAGGCTCAGGCTGCACCGCCTCCAGCGCCTTGACGTTGGCCTCAAACTTCGGATCTCGTGACGCCATCTCGCGCGCGGCGTTCAACTTGCGCCGCACCATGCCGGACAGGTAGGCGTCGGCCGTTTCCCATGTCTCCGACTCGGGATCACGGAACACCAGCGGCTTGTCGCCGGCTTGAAGTTCTGCAACTGCGGCCTCTGGCGTAGTGCCGCGCAGAGCTGCAATGCGATCAATGTCCACCCGGCCGCGCTCGGCGAGCGTGATGGCAAGTGCGTCTGCTGCTGTTGCGGCATTGGTCGGCGGCTCGTACTTGGGGACCACACGCTCACGCAGGATCGGCGCGGGCGTTGCCTTTTCTGACTGCACATCCAAGCCACTCCGCGCGGCCTGGGCCTTGCTGCGCTCAGGCTGATAGCTCACCTCCAGCGCCGTGACCAGGCCGCCATCCGGCATCGTCATGGCCAACGCCATGTTGGTGCTGCGGTTGACCGGTCCATGCTTGGCCACGTAGTCGGCATAGGCTGATGCCAACTTCTTGCGGTTGCCCTCCATGATGGACGCCTTGGCATCCTCGGTTTCCAGCACCAATTGCTGCTTGAGCAAATCCCGCAGGTTCACCAAACTTTGCAGGCGCTCAAACCCTGCCTTGCCCAAGCGCATGCTGGAAGGCACATCGGCCTCGTTGGCGTAGGTTGTGCGCTTGTACACATTGCGCCGCGTTACCTTGCCGTCCTTGTCGGTCGCCTTGACGGGCTTGCCGTCCTCGCCCATCTCGACTTCCAACTTGTACCAGCGCCCCTGATCATCCAGTGAAAGTTGTTCAGACCATGGGCTGTCTTCCGTGATCTGCTGGCGCGACATGATGTAGCCTCCGTCCGGGGCTTCGCGCTCGATGACACGCACCAGCACGCCACCGTCATCGAACTTCATGTGCCCGACTTCCTCATTGGCCACAGCGATGCGCAGCGCATCAGCCAAAAGGCTGAAGCGATCTTCTGTTGCGGCAATAACCTCATCCGGGATGTTGCTTACGTTGGCCGGCAAACGATCCACCGCTGCGCGCAGCATGTCACCCAACTTCTTGGGGTCATCCAGGCGCACCGTGATGTCGGCGCCGTGCTGCATAGATCCAGAACGCTCCAGCACGCCCATGATCTGCGCAGGATTCTGTGCAAAGTAGCGGTTGACCGTCATGGCCTCGCCCCCCAACGGGTCGCGCACCTTGTCTACGTCGATCCAGGCGGGGGCCTGCGAGGCGAGCCCCTTGTCCTTACCCTTGGCTGCATCGGGCATCAGGTAGTTGTCGATTACCGATTGGCGCTCTGCCTGCTCGGCAGGCGTCAACTTGCGCAGGATGATGATATCCGTCACCACCTCAGTGCGGGCGTTCTCTTTGAAGGCGGTGTCAGGCAAGCGAATGGCGGCCACCAAGTCAGCCTGACGGGCCAGCGCCACGCGGGTGCTCTTGTCCTGGGCGTCCATCAGAAAGCGCGAAACCACTTTGATCTGCAAGCCACCAGGGCGAACAGCATCCAATCCGGCACGGAAGAACTGGTTGTGAATCGACACGCCCTGAAGTTCAGGTTTGAACTGAAAGCGCAACGACTCGGAGCCAAACGGTGGGTTTCCGATGTTCAGCGCGAAGGCGTTGTCTGCAACCGGCACCTTCTGGAAGCCAGAATTGAGCACGGCCGCCTGCGGGTAGAGGGCTTGCGCGATGCGCGACGTAAGGCCGTCGTACTCCACGCCGATGAATTTGCCCGGCAGATCTTCGGGCTTAAGGCCCAAGAAGTTGCCCGTGCCCATGGAATCTTCCAGCACCAGGCCACCACGGAAGCCCAACCGGCGCGCGGCATCCCACATGGCGCTGACCACCACCTCTGAGGTGTAGTGCGCGTTGCGGGTAGACCGGCGTGCAGCGGCGTACTCTTGCGGCGTCAGAAGCGCCTGGAGCTCTTCGCCGCGGGCTTTCCACTTGTCTTTGAACTGCCCCGTCATGGGGTCGGCAAACGCATTGGCCAACCCGCCCCAGCCCACGTAGCGCGCCAAAGCGCGCTGCTCATCGGCCGTGGCGCGACGGCGCTCAGCCTCCAGGGCCTTCAGGGTGCGAATCGCGCCCATGTTGTCGTTGAACTTCTCAACCTCGCCGCCCTGGCCGAGGCGCAGATCAGGCGTGATTCGGAAGTTCTGCGCCGGGACATTCGGCGCAGCCGGCGTTACAGCAGGCTTGGCTGATTCGGGTCTTTGGGCTCGGCCATCTGCTCGCGGTACTGATTTTCGAGCTCGTCCAACTCCTGCGTCTCCCATTCCGTCAGCCCCGCGCCCTGCTCGGGCTTGAGGAACACGTACTGCGCCAGCGCGACTTCCTCGGCCTCGGTCTGCTGATACCCCTGCTGCATCAACTCCAGCACCATCCGATGGGCGTTCTTGCCCGCTGTTTGCAGGGCTGCGCTCAGTTTGCCCGATGCCTTGAGGTCCGCCGTCATCTTCGGCAGCCACTTCGTCCAGTGCTTGCGGGCTTTCGCCACGTAGGTTTCTGCGCTCATCTTGGTTCTCGCTGGTGGTTTCATCGGCAGTCTGGGCCGGCTCGGCGGCTTGGTCAACGGGTGCGTTTGTGGGGGCATCCACACTGGCGGACTCCACCTCGGCCGCAGTGCTCATGCCGTCAAACCCTGACGCACGCGGATCGTACTTCACCCCCATGTACCAAGACTTCAGGTACGGGCGCACGCTGTCACCCAGGTCACTGATCATGGCCTGAGCGTATGCGGCAAAGGTGCGGGCACCCTTTTCAATGTGGTAGCCGGCCAGCGTGATGCCGGCCTGCATGATTTCAGGGTCAAGGCCACTGTTCAATTGGCCCAACTTCTTGCGCAGGATCTCGCGCGCCTTGGCGTAAGCGTCCTCGGTGAAAACCTTGTTTTCGCTGGGCTTGACTGCCTCGACCACCTTCTTGCGGTCTGCCGCGCGGGTTTCAGCCGTCTGGCCGCGCTCGTAGGCAGCCATTTCCGGGTCGGCGGCAAGGTCGTCTTGCTGGCCTTGGTCCGCGCTCTCAACAATAGGCACAGCCTCATAGCCGATACTGCCGTCGCTGCGCCGGTAGGGGCGCATTTCTGCCTTCTTGGGCGTCGGCAACGCCTTGGGCTCCTTCACTTCCGTGGCCTCGCCCACCACCTCGCCCGGTCGGTCGTTTTTCACCGGCTCCTGCTCATCCTTGCGGGCCTTGCCTTCATCCCAAGCGGCCAGCCAGCGGGCTTTCTGGTCTTCGCTTAGGCCCTCGGGCGGAATCGGTGCCTCACCACGGGCGTGGGCAGACCGGCCTGCTTTCTCGGGGTCAGCCTTGGCGTACTCGGTGTCGAAGAACTCCACGCCCACAACGGAGCGGGTCAGCCCGTTCAGATCCAGGGTCTGGCGAACGTTCAGGTTCGCATCGGCGGAAAGTTTGCTGCGCAGCGAGGTGTAGGCATCCCACCCGCCTTGCTTGATGGCCTGGGCAAGATCCTGGGCCATGTCTTGCATGGTCTTGGGCTTGGCAACAGGCGCTTGCTTCTTGTTTGTCGCAGCAGGCAGGCGGTCACGAACAGCAGACTGGACATCCGAGTTGACCATGATGGAGCCTGCATACTCCACCTTCGCTTGATTGACCACGCTGGCCAAGTTGAGGGGCCGCCCGTTTTCGGCATCTCGCTGAAGGGACCGGATGCCAGCGGCGTCAACACCAGCCATCAGCTCGTCGGCGATTGCCTGAGCGTTCTGGCTGATCATGCGCTGAACAGCCTCGTTCTGGCGGCGTTGGTATTCCTTGTAGTCAACGTCTTCCCCAGATCGCTTGCGACGGTTGAACTCCTGAGACAAGGATTCCAGGCTTTCCTTGGCAAATTGGTCAACCTTCTGCGTGGGTGCCGGCGACTTCTCTTCCTGCTTGGGCGCGCGCTTGCCCATTTCCTTCTCGATGGTCTTCGCTCGCTTGTGCTCCGGGCCGTAGAACTCGGCCGCCTGGCGCAACTCATCGTCCGTCATCTCGGGGACGGTCTTGGTCTTCAGGAAGTTTGGGGTCTTCCTCAACCCAGCGTCTTGACCTTTTGGTTGCGCTACATCCGCATCAGATTTGACTTGCTTGGCTTCCTCAAGTTCTTGTCGCGCATCCGGGTAGCCATCTGCCAGGACCTTGATGTCGGTGCGTAGCTGCCTTGCCAGACTGGCAGCGCGTGACGATGCGTCATCCTCAATCTTCTGCATGATCTTGGTCTGCGCACTGCTGGCCCGCTTCTTGGCCTCGCGTGCATCTTTTTCAAGCTCAGCCACCTTCTTGACCGCATCAGCCATGGTCAACTGGTAGCCTGTTGACCCGAAGAATCGAACAGGCGTCTTCTTGACCTCGGTCAGTGCATCACTGCGCTCTCGTCCAGTTGCTCGGTCAGGTACAGCACGTTGGCCGCCTCGGGCATCCCCAGGTACTCCAGCACCAACCCCGCTTCGGTCAGCGACAGCATTTCCCCCATCTGCAACGCCTCGTCCATCGCTGCCCACGCTTGCGATAGCGTCAGGTGCCCCGCCAGCACCAAGCTGTTCAGGCACTCGGGGAGTTTCGCCAGTTCTGCCATTGGTGTCCTCTGCTTGTGGGCGAACAACCCAGCCGCCTTCCACCTCCACCACAGCGCCACCGGTTCGGCGCTGCTCGGTGCGGGCTGCTGCGATGTTCTTGAAGGGGTTGCCGGATGGGTTCAGTTTGTCGCCGGGCTGGACCTTGCGGGCTTGCTCGCGCTTGATCCGCTCGGCTTGCGTCTCAACCATCACGCCGGTTTCGCCAGCAATCATCCGGCCGGTCGGTGTGGTGTCGTAGCCGATGGCCTTGGGCTTGCCGGGCTGGCGCGGCGCTTCGTCAGCAAACACAGCCGAAGCCTTGCGGCCTTGGCGCTCATCGCCGGCAGACACTTGGCGCGCCTGGGTGGCCTGGCGGGTGTTGATGCGGTCGGCTTCAGTCTCAGGGAACACGTTGCCCCGCTCATCCGCACGGAATGCGCCGGTCGGCGTGGTGTCCAGGCCGATCTGCGGCACGCCTGCCGGGGCCTCCAGCGCGTCAAGCGCAGGCCCTGCATCAGTGCCCAATGCAGGCGCAGCAGGAATCGGCGTCAGGCGGGCGCGCGACACGATCTCTTCAGCCACACCCAACATGCGATCCCGGGTGATGTCCGGGATGTCTTGCGCCATGTCGGCCTGCTGGACGTAGTACATCGCCTCGCGCAGAGCCTGATCACCCAACTTCTCGCGGATCAGTTCGCGCGTCTGCTCGTCGGCCAGGGATGCCCGCGTGACCATGATGCGGTCAGCCAGGGCATCCACTTCACCAACTTGCCCAGCCTCAAGCGGCGCGACGCCGATGTCTTCAGCGGTCGATGCAGCGACAGGAACCGGCCTTGCGCCGGGGGTCTTGTCAAGCATCCCGGCCAGCTTCAGCGCCTTGGCGTCAGCATCGCCCTGCGCCATGATGGCGTCCATGCCTTGGTTGTACTGCCCCTCGGTGATGCCGATGGGGGCCAGCCCTTGCTGGGCCAGGGCCTGAGCCTCGGCCGCTTGCTTGTCCTCGGCATCAAGGCCAGCATTCACCCCGCGCGACAGGGGGCCGGCATCGGGCAGGCGCGGGCGCCCGCCACCCAAGGCCAGGCCAGCCACACCACCGGGCAACGCCTCGGCGGCAGCATTGAGCGCCACATCTTCGGTCAGCGACTGAGCCGGCATGGCGCGCTGAACGCCGTAGTTCGTGGACACTTGCTCGATGGCACCCTGAGCGCCCTCATCCAGCAGGCCAACGCCCATGGCAGTCATGCGGCCCATGTTGGGCGCCACACGGGCGGCCATGCCCTCGACACCGAACTTGCCGCCAATGGCGCCAGCGGCAAAGCCTGCGCCCACCTCAGGCAGGTTGCGCGACAGATCCGCGCCAATCTTGGACTTGGCCTCTTTCTCACCCAGGCCCTGGTTCACGCGCAAGTCGTAATACTCGGGCGACTCGATCAGCAGGTCAGCATCAGGCGTCTGGTCAATCTTCTCAAAAATGGAACCACGGACGCTCCCGCCACCCACTGCGCCGGCCACACCCATGGTCAGCGCCGTCTTTGCTGCACCACCCAGGCGCGCGGCTTGACCGGCTGCACCCAAGGCGGCGAAGGGGCCGATGTTGCCGGCCGCCTCAGACACCAGCTTGGACGGGTCTGACGTGATCATGTGCCCCAAGTAGGCCCCAGCCTTGCCCAGCTCGCTGTCGCCCTCGGCTTGCAACTTTTGCGCAAGCTGCTGATCCAGCGCCTTTTGCTTGTCGGACTGCTTTTCCTTGCCGGACTGAATGAACCCTGAGATGCCGCGCGACGCAGCAGAATCAGGCGCCACCAGATCGACGCCGGCCTTGACCACGCCAGCGGCGGCATTTGCCGCGTTGATCACTTGGTCATTGACGTACCCGAAGGTGTTGCGCTCAGGCAGGGGCTGCTCGGCGGGGGCGGCAACCTGAACACCCAGGGCTTGGGCAATCTCTTCGCGCGGCCGATCAGGGTAGTCCGCATCGCGCACCAGATCGACGATCTGGTCATCCGACAGGCGCGCGTAGTGGGGGCGCAGCTTCTTGATCTGGTCGATTTTGCGTTCCATGGGCTTTTTCGGCTGGTGTCAGGTGGACAGTCACCAGCCTATGCCCTGCGCCCCCGGGCGCAATGTCAGGCCCCCTGGGCGAGCACCTTGGCGATCTCGGCGCGCGTTTCTGGCGACAGCTTTGATCCGTGCTGCTTCAGCAAAGCCTCAAGCGGAGCCCGCGCCCCACTGCGGATGGCCTGCCTTGCCTGGCGATCAAGCGCCGAAGACACAGACGCCTCGCCGCCACCCAGGACAGCCCCCAGGCTGGACGCAACGCCCTGACTTGGCGCTGTGGCCACGGTCTGCTGCTGCGGCACAGGTCGGGCTGGCGCGGGGCGTGGTGCTTGTGAAGTCGCTTGCGGAGCCTGCCCGCGCTCCTTGGCCGGCAGGCTTTTCAACTCCTTGCCCAGCGACTGAATGTCAGCCTCAATGCGTCGGCGCTCAGGCGAGCCGGGAGGGAACTGATCACGACGCGCCATGGTCTGCGACAACTCGGCCGCGATGATGCGGAATCGATCAGAACCTTGCCCCGAACCCGAAGGAGTGCCGTCCGGCACCGCGCCCGGCGTTGGCTGCGTGGGGAACAATCCCAGCGGGTCTGCGGCAGCGGGCGACGCCTCTGCCGGCTGGGCGTACCTCATCGCCAGGCGCTGCATCTGGTCTTCCACTCTCGCTTGCTGCGCCAGAAGATCCCTGGTGCCCGGCGATTCCGGGTCCCAAGCGCCTTGGGCCTGAGCCGTTGCAATGGCCGATTCAATGCGCTCTGACCTTGAGCGAAGGCCATTGAGCATGATCTTGTCGGCCGGGCTCATCACGTCTTCCGGGTTGCCGCCGCCGCCCGTTGCGCGCGCCGTTGCCGCGCCGACCATGCCGTCTCGGTACTCCCGCTGAATGTCAAGCCCATCTTGCGCCATGCTCAGGCGCCGCCCCTGCTCAAACCGCTTGTCCTGCAACTCGTCCCGCTTTGGAACAGAGTAGTTGGCCAGGTACTGCAACGTCCGGGCGCTGTACGGCGTGACGGGCTTGCCGTCCGGGCCGATGACCTCAAAGTCAACTTCTTCCCGGCCGTTTTCCAACTCCTGCACCTTCCACCGGCCGCGCGAGCCTTCCGGGATCTTGTGCTTGCCGGTCTTGTTGAACCGCTCGACGTTCTGAAGGTCGAACATGCCTGCCTTGCCGGCCCTCACATCCTCTGCGGAAGGCGCCATGGCGAAGTTGTCGTCCACAAACTCGTTCAGCCCCTCGCCCTGCGCGCGCTGGGTAATGGCCTTGCGCAACTGAAGCATCTCTTCGTTCTGCTTCTCGAGATCGAAGGCTTCTTTGGTGCGCCCTTGGTTGGACAGCACGCCAAGCTGGCGCGCAATTTTGGCATCCGGCACGTTTTGCTGCGTGGCGTAGGTTTGTGCCGCCTGCTCGTCGTTGCCGAACGACTCCTTGCCCACCATCACCGCACTCGGCCCCATCCCGTCGCTTGGCGACTTCATCTGAGGCGCGACATCGGCAGCCGCCGCACGGACGGCAGCATCTTCAGCGCGCTTGCGCTTGCGCTCTTCCCGCTCAAACTCACGGTCGGACTTGGCTTCTTGAGAGTCATCCATGCGCTTTTTCATGCCAGCGCCCCAGATGCCCATGCCCAACAAAATCGGCAGTGCCATCACATCACTCCTTGCGCAGCCACGGGCGCGCGATTGGTCTTGACCTCGGCAGCCAGTTGCTCAACCTTCTCATTGAGCCCCTGAATGCCGGCCAGCAAAATGCCGTTCATGGTCACGAGGTCGATCTTCTTGCCTTTGGGCGCCGCCTTCTCGCCCATGGTGCGCTTCACGTCCTGGGCCATCGGGCCGGTGTGAGGCTGGCCGCCATCATCAGGCCCACCCTTCTCGGGGCTGTACGTCCAGTCTTCATGCACGGGCGTGCCCACGATGGCGCCCAGGGCCTTGGCCGGCTCCATGATCTTGCCGGTGTTTTCCTTGACCTTCACGTCTGAGGCAGCAAAAGCCGTGGCGCCAGACTGCATGGCAGACGACAAAAACTGAAGATCCTGGCCCCGCGCTTGCAGAGTGTTGTTGGCCGCCATGTTGTAGAGCGAGCCGGCCGACTGGTTGCCCTGAATGGCCGTGTTGAAGCCCTGCCCCATCAAGCCGGCCCCGCTCATGCCGGTTGCATTGGCCTGGGTGCTGTTGCCCACGGCAGCATTGCCGGTCTGGGTGGCCACTTGTGCGCTGGTGGCCTGACTGGATGCCAGACCACGCCCCAGGTTGGCCGCGTCCATCTTCCGGGCGTAGCCCTGCAACTCGACGTTGCGCCGCGCTTGGCTGGATGCGCCGGCCGCTGCTTTGGCCGCGCCGATGTTGCCCGCCTCCATGATGGCCAGCGACTTGCCAGACTCCGGGCTCACCCCTGCACGGGCCAACTCGCGGGCGCCGGCCGCACGCTGCGCCGCCACCTGCATGTTGACATCGGCCACGGCAGCATCCGACTCAGCCTGACGCCGACCCGGGGTGTCGAAGTTCTGTGATGCGTCAACAATGCCCTGCTCCAGCGGACGGAACGTGTCTTTCTGGTACTTCCAGTAGTCCTGGCTGATCAGGTCTTGCTGTTTGGCAGATGCAAGCTGCGCCTCAGCGACTTCATTGGCCAGCGCCTGAGACTGCTCACGCTGCGGGCGCGTGCGCTCGTACTCGTCCTTGTACCAATTGAATGCCTGTTTTGCCAGCTCGGCGTTGGCTTTGGCTGCTGCATTGATGCCGCTGTTATCCGGCCCATCCTTCTTGCGCAGCCCCCGCATGGGTAGCAACTGACGCTTGAGCGAAAGCAGATCAATCATGGCGTTCTCCAATCCATCGACATTGCTGGCGCGTCATGGCCAGCAGCAGACAGTCGTCATCGCCGAATCCTTCAGGGATGCAACCAGTTACCTCAAAACCAAGCCCGAGATCCATGCGGATGGCCGCCTCATTGGATCTGCGAACCCGCCCATAGACCACCTTGGCCCCGTACTGCTTGAACGGGTAGGCAAACACCGCCCTGAGCATGTGAGGCGTCATCCAGCGCCCCTTGGTGTCGGCTGCAACAGCCATCTCCAGCGTGTGCCGTGTCGCCTCTCCAAAAAGCACCACCGCCACCAACTCTCCACCGCGATGCACCGCCATGGTCACGCTGCTGTGCTGGGCGTAGCAGGCGTCCACGCGCTGATTCACGAACTCCAGATGCGCCGGCTCCTGGGAAACATCCAAGCACGCCAGCCCACCGGCATCAGGCACAGGCAGCGGATTGGCCATCACATCCACCTCAATGCCCGCGCACACCTGCGGCGTGAGCTCTTGCCCCAGCCGTGAACCAAGCGCAGCACGAAGGTTTCTGTGGATCAGATCCATGCCGTCATGTTGCACGGCAGCAGCTTGGGTGCCATGTCAGGGCCTGTAGACGGCCGGCAGGTGCCGCCTCAACTGCTCGGACTCGAAAGACAAGCGGCAGTGGTCGCGCTCCAGCGGCCGAAACAGCGCATCCAACACCCAGCGCGTGACGGCCCACCGGCGCTTGTGACGCTGACGCCAGGCCCGGGCGCTGAGGGTCTCGTCAGCGTGGCCACCGAGGACGGCGTTTGCGAGCTGGTCGATGGCGATCAACACGTTGCGCAGCCAGGTCATAGGGCCTCCAGCTCGACCAGGGCCGCATCAAGTGCCGCCTGTACGGCCTCCAACGTGGTGGCTGCGCGGACGGCAGCCTTGTGCTTGATCCTCGCCGCCTCGATCTCGGGGCCTTTGACGTAGGCCCAGAAGTCGGCCAGGGTGATCACCTGCTGAGCGATGGCCTGAGGCGTCTCGTCCAGGGCGGCGGCCTCCGCAGCGATGAATGAAGGCGCAGCACCGGAATACCCAGAGTCCACCCACTCGCGCGCCTGCTGCTCTTTGCGGGTGTAGGTAGCCTGCTGGCCAGGCACGTCGGTGATGTAACGCAGGCGGGCACGGCCGGCTGCTGCGTCCACCTGGGCTTGTGCGGTTGCCTGAGCTTCGGCCAGGGCTGCGGGCATCAGCGATGGATTCAGCACCCATGCCAGTGCTTGGCCTGACCACTCGTGCGCTGGGCTTGGCTGAGGCGGGAATGGAACAACCTCGACCCCGGTCCAGTAGGCCGGCAAAGGTCCTGAATAATCCACCGGCATTGCCAACCGCCCGTCGATAGGCGCCGGAAATGCTGGAAGATCAGGCGCCTCCAATATTGTGTCGACAATTTTTGACGACGCATCGAAGTAAGCAATCTTCACTTCTTGCTCCCGATCAGAATGACGCCGATGTCATAAACCAGAATGTTTGCGCCGCCAGGATTGCCAACCCGCACCGAGTATGTGTGCGATCCCGCCCCGGGAGAGTCTTGCAGCACAAAGCAAACTTGACCTCGGTAGCCTCCACCTATAACACCCTCAGACTGACCCAAAACATATCGTTGTGATATTTCAGTTGAGCCTCGCCTGACTCGCACAATCATGTCTCCGATGCCTGAGTTGGACTGGATATCAGCAAACACTGCGATGCTCACCTTCCCGCCGCCAAAGTCTGTCGATGGGAGGGTCAGAACATCAGTATCAGGGCTTCTGTTGGTTCCAGATCCACCGCCGCTGTATTGCCCTGCAACAGGCACAGTAACTGCCTGGTCTTGAAGATGGATCGTTCTAACGATATTCGCAGCATCAACCTTGAGCGAGGTCGCTTCTATGTTGCCGCGAGCAAACATATTGCCGTCATACGTGATTTGAAAACCTGACGTTCCAGGGACGAAGTTACTAGACTCAATGCCCGTCGCAGTGACCTTTAAGCCGCCAATCTGGCCCGTGCCGTCGGCACGCCACGCAAAGCCCTGAGCGTTCACGCTGTAGTTGCCCGACTGGATGCGGTCAGACAAGATGGCGATGCCGCCGACCTGACCAGTGCCGTCGTTGTTCAAGCGCCAGCCAGTTGTCAGGTTCGTCCAGTTGGTGGACTGGATGTAGTTCGACCCGATCAGCGAGCCACCAATGTCCCCTGCTGACGCGAACACAGTGCCACGCACCACGATGTCGTTGAACTCAGCAAAGCCATCGGGTCGCACCATCCAGCCCTGCTGAAGCTCGGCGCTGTACGTTGCGCTCTTGAGGTTGCCCCCGATGGTGCCGTCACCGGCTGTCAGTTTGTCCGCACTCAGGTTGGCGATCTTGGCATCGTCAATCGCGGCATTGGCGATCATGGCGTTGCTGATGGCGCCGTTCTCGATGGCAGCCGTACCCACAGCAATGGCGTTGGCCGCCAGCTTGTTGGCCGTGATGGCGCCCGCCTGGATCTTGCCGGCGGTCACCGCGTCGGCTGCCAGCTCGTTTGCTGTCACAGCCCCGGCTGCGAGCTTCCCTGTAATGATGGCCCCTGCTGCGATTTCATTGGCCGTCACCGCGCCGGCAGCCAGCTTGGCCGTTGTCACTGCGCCCGCTGCAATCTCCGAGGCGGTCACTGCATTGGCTGCAATCTTGTCGGCCGTCACCGCGTCAGCAGCCAGTACGGCCGTGGTGACGCTGCCCGCCGATAGCTTTGCTGTGCTGATCGCCCCATCCGTGATCTGGGTGCCGACGATCTGGCCCGTGAGTTTGGCTGCTGCCACGGCCGCAATCTGAGAATCAGAGAGCTGGCCCGTGACCTTTGATGCTGCCAGGCCCTCGATCTGTGCATCTGCCACCTGCCCGCTCAGATCCGTGGTGGGCACCGTGGCCACATAGGCCGTGCCGTTCCAGCGGTAGAGCTTGTCGCTCCAGTAGATGGCGTTCGTGCTCTTGGTGGTGGGCAGGCTTGCCGCCGTGATGATCGTGACGGGCTCGATGCCTGCGCCAAACTTGGCAGCAGTCACTGCACCGGCCGCCAGGTTGCCAGCCTCGACGATCAGGTCACCCAGATCCGCATTGCCGATCTTCCCCGCCTCTGCAACATGGCCATTGGTGCCACCAGATGGCGCCGTGGACTCGACACCATCCTCAGTCAGCCACTTCAGCCACAGGGACCACTTGGCACCAGGGCGAACCGTGAACGAACCAACAGACCCAACGAACTCATGGACTTTGACCGCACCGGAGAACACCGGATCAGGCTGCCCGACTTCCCACTGCTTGCCGTAGACGATGGTGCGGGCGTAGCCGTGCCCCTCGGAAAATGTTGGGTTGGCCGTCTCGATGAAGATGTTGGTCAGCCCTGCTGTGACCACCACGCTGCTGGGCGTGGGTGGCGCCGTCAGATCAGGGATGTACTCTGGCGCTGTTCCGCCACCACCTCCAGCGCCTGGCAGGTTGGCCACAGCCTCGCTGACAATCTCCTGCACGGCATCTTCGGTCAGGATGACACGGTTGCCCTGCCCATCCAGTCCCGCCAATGAGCGCACATGCTCGCGCAGCGAGCGCAGCAAACCCCGTAGCTTGGGCTCCAGATTGGCCGGTACTTGGTCGATGTCGCGCAGGTTGCTCATCCGATCAACTCCTGCATGGACGTGGCAGCCTCCACCGCCGTCACGCGCACCGTGCCCTCCACCTCCATGTGGTACTCGATGTGCTTGGAGCCTCCAGGCAGCCGGAATGGCTCACGACTGGCCACAGTCTGGGTGTGCAGCAAGGTCGCACCGGCAAACAGCCTGAACGTCAGCGGGTAGGCATCGGCAATCACCCGGGCGCAAGCCAGCGATGTTGGGCGCGGCAACACGATGGTCTTGGAGCGGAACCGCGCCGTCATCATGCTCGGGCCTGCCGCCCACTTGCGCACATTGGTCCCATCCAGCACGAACAGGCTGTTGCGTAACTTGTCGAAGTACGCCGCTTGGTAGCCTTGAGACAGTTCGTAGATGCCAGACGGGTTCAAGGGATCGACCGCAAACCCCTTCCAGACGCCGCCGACCTGATAGAAGCCCAGGTACATGCCCTCATACTGAGCGCCCACCATGGTTTCAGGGGCCAGCGCGCGCCACTGCTCGGGGCGCATCAGGCCGGCCGTGACAATCCGGGCACCATTGGCGCCCAGGTAGGCCAGGCCATCCGGCGAGGCCCAGCACACACCATGGCCAAAGGACTGCACCGACTTCTCGGAGACACAGGCGGCCTCAAACTCTACCGGGTCATCGTTCATCACGTCAGGCGATGACCCGGTGATGACCCGTGGCCGCCCGTTGGTCAGGGCGATCAGGTTGGTGGACCACACGCCCAGCGCCACGGGCGTGACATCAGGCGGCAGCACTTCGTAGGCGACAGGCCAGGCGTAAGGCTTGAACGGCTCGCAGAACCGAATCGACCGGCCGGAGATGCCCGCCATGATGCCGTTCCACAACCCCGTCAGGTGCTTCAGGTCTGCGGGGGGCAATTCCCACCCTGTCGTGGCCAGCGCATCAGCGCCCAGGGCTCGGGCGTCATCGGTGATGCCGGTTTGCTGGGTGGCGAGGTCTTCGCGCAGGAAAAAGAACTCTGCCGACCCGCTCTGGCCCGCTTGCGTGCGGTAGACGCGGCGCTTGGTGATGCCGTAGTTGCTCTGAGGCAGCTCCAGGGTGCCGAAGTCGATGATGGCCCCTGGCTTGCAGGTGATGCTGGACGTTGGCCCAGGCGCAGACTCTTCGCCACGGTCGGTCACGAAGGTCTGGGTGTAAAAGCGCAGTTCATCGTCGCCCGTGCCTGCTGTGGTTTGGGTGAGCGTGATGGCGTTGGCAGGCTTGGGCACACCCAAGAGGCGCGAAGCGGTCGGGTACGGCGCTGACGCCACCGCGATGGTGCTGTCTGTGACCCGTGGCGCGCCGCTGCCGGTGAAATAGGTCCGCTCGGTGGTGTCTGAGGCAATGAAGCCCCGGGCAAAGTGCCCCACGCCTGGCAGGCTGAACCAGTATTGGGTGTCGCTGACCACATCCCGCCCGAAGCGGTAGATGGTCTGCTGACTGGCTGGCACTGTGGCCACCGTGGACGGCTGCGCCCAGGGCTGAAGATCACCGCCACCGGGCCGCTGATTGAGGCTGACCGTGCCCACGCTTTCGGGCAACAGTCGGGGCTGAACCGCCTGATTCGCCCCGCCAAAGCCTGCCAGGGTGATTTTCATGGCGCGTCCTCAGAAAAAATGACCGCGCACCCGTTGGGGTGCCGACGAATTGCCGCGCGTGCGATTGAACCGGGCCGATGCCATGACGGCATCGAACCGCGAGCGCGAAGCCGCTGCCCGCGCCGGGTTGGTGTAGGGCTTGTCCACTGCCATGCACAGCCTGGCAATCGCGCCTTCAGCGATGGCCATGCGGTAGGCATCAAACAGTTCATCAGGCAAGCCGGTGGCTGTGGTCTTGAGGCTCAGACTGACGTGCGCCGACAAGGGCAGATCCTCGCCCGGGGCATCCGGCCCCAAGGTCAGCACGCCAAACGTGGGCATGGATGCCTTGACGTGGTAATGCTGGTCGCCTGCACGCACGATGTCGATGGCCAAGGGCTCGCCGTTGAGCAACACCTCATGCAGCTTCACCGCGCGGGAGTGCTCGGGCAGCACCAGGGTGTATTCCTTCTGGTTGGCCACGGTGTCAACCGGAGCCGTCCAGAATCGCCATGCGTGCGTCTCGGCCAAGAACTCTTCGGCGGCGTTGCGAACCTCGTCCTCAGCCACCAGATCCGGGCAGCCAGGGCAGTACGGCAGCACGCTTGGCAAGAATGCGTCCCAGGGTTTCATGCGGTCACGTCCTTGCGTTGGCTGGCGGCCTTGCTGGGCGCCATGTTGAGGTCAGCCGATGTCTTTCCGGTCAACTGCTGCACCATCAGCGAGTAGTAGGCGCCGGCTTGGGCGGCCATGGCGGCATCCTCGGAGTCGCGCAAGCAAGCCCGGTGCAACACATAGGACATCAGCGGCCCACGGTAGATGTCGTCGTAGGGGACGGTCGCCGACTCGTTTGTCAGCGGAGTGGGGGGCACGGTCAGCACGACTTTGAGCGAGGCGCCAGAGGCGGCGGCGGGCGGCCACACTTCAAACCGCTTGGCGTCCCGCTCGTCGTAAACCCATGCCTTGATGGTGGTCGATGCGTCGTCAGCGCGCCAGTCCGGGCGCTGGTCATCCAGCGAGTCACGCTTGGTCAGCTTGCACGCCCTGCCGTTGGTGTTGGCCTTGACATCCAAGAGGCGGACAGCGCCGGCCGGCAGGCTTTGCAGCCAACCAGCCGACAAGGCCAGATCCTGCACAGAGGTGCTGGCATCTGGTCGGTAGATAAGAACTTCCAGCAGCCCATCATTGAGGTAGGACAGCAGCAGATCACGGTCCCATCGGGTATTGGTCGCGTCTTGAAGCGCCCCGGTGGCGCTGTCAATGATTTGCATTGCCGTCACTGCCATGATCAGCCCTCAGACAGAGCCTTGACGGCCGCCACGATCTCAGCGCGCAGGCTGTCACCCTTCTTGCGCATGTCCACCGGCTTGTCCACGCCCAATTCGCGGGCCAGATCCTTCAGGGCCTTGTCGTCCAATGCGGCCAGATCAATCGTGCGCTCGCCGTTGGAGATCACGAACTTGGTAGGCGCCTCCAGGGGGGCTTCTTGGGGTGCTTGCTCGGGCGTCAGCGCCTTGGCGAAGCCGACGACAGTGCCGTCAATCTCGCCCACGTCGTCAGCATCCACCAACGGCAGCACTTCAGGCTCGGCATACGGGCGGAATGCCTCGGTGATGGCCAGAAACCGCGCAGCGTGGTCCTTGTCCTCGACGGCCGACACGATGTGGCCCTCTTGGTTGGGGGCAAACAGGTACTTTGTGCCACCAATCTCGTGGGTGACTTTGGCCTTGCGGCGGAATGCTTCGATCAGCACAGCGGAAATCCTTTCCAAAAAAGGGGCGGCCGAAACCGCCCCAAATACCACCACGGAGATCAGGCTTCCAGTGCCAGAATGGCCTTGGCCACCTTGCCGCTGCCCGTGTAGGTGCCTGCGGCGGTGGTGACCTTGATGGCCAGACGGCGGTCGTTGTTGGCGTTCGACGCCAGATGAGCGTCGTTGGCCGCGCGGTACACGCCTGCGGCTTGGCCGGTGGTCACGCCAGAGACGTACACCGTGGCCAGGTCAGTGCCGTCTGCGTTGAGCTCACCGAAAGACCATGCGAACGCGGTGCCGTTGTCGATGTCGGGGAAGACAAAGGCGTAGTCCACCAGACGCACGCCTTGTTGCAGCGGGGCCAGTCGGATCAGGTCGTTGGCGACAAAGGCGGCAGACGGGAAGGCAATGTCCACCCCTGCGTAGGTGATGGCGCCGTCCTCGGGGCTCACGAGAGGCTTGATGCCGTCGAATTGCTTGGTGTTGATGCTGGGCATGATGTGCTCCTACAAATCAAAGGGTTGTGCTGCTGTCCCGCCCGGGCCGAAGCCCGGGCACGCCGTCATCAGGCGTTGGGGTCGCGGCAGTAGGTGTCCATGGCGATGACACCGAAGTCGCGGGACACGGTGTTGTCCTTGGACTTGTAGGTCGCCTTCTTGACACCGAAGATGGCGTTCGTGCCGATCTTCACGGCGTTGCCGTGGTCCTTGACTTCCTCGGTCCAGTCGTAGCGCAGGCCGTTGCCGTTGCTGCCGAAGGCGATGAAGGCGGCTTGCGAGCCCATGAACAGGGCGCGCGCGGCCGGGACGTTGGCGCCAGAGCCGTAGTCGTTGAAGCGCAGCACATTGCGGTGCTTGTGCAGGATGGTGTTGGCGTACATGCCTTCGGAACCGTCAAAAATCGGGTTCTTGCGGCCTTCGGCGCCGGCTGCGGCCTTCTGGATGTCCAGCCATTGGCCGGTTGCCGTGTCCGACTTCAGCGCGTCGAACTGGAAGGTGTGCATCAGGCACACGTAGTGCTCGCCGCCTTCGATCTCAATGGGGATCATCGAGATGTCGTCAGACGAGTCGCCGCCCATGGTTTCAGCCTTGGCCACAGCCCGGTCGATCAGGCGCAGGGTCATGCCATCATCGGTGGCCACATCGCCCTTGGCTGTGGCATTGCCGCCGTACATGATGTGCAGCGAGTCGGGTGCGGTCACGCCGTTGACGTTGAAGAACTGGTTGCCGTTCTTCCAGATGAAGCCTTGATCCATCTGGGGCTGGCTGCCCGACAGGTAGATGAAGAAGAGCTCATCGAACAGGCGCTTCCACCAGTCGGTGGCGGCCCGCTTGGCATCCTGGCGGATGTCGCGCAGGGTGCGCTTGCGGGTCATGCGGCCGCCCAGATCCACGCCGCCGCGCACTTGGTCGATGCGCAGGCGGTCGGTGTAGTACTTCAGGGGCTGCTCTTTGCCGTCCAGGGTTTCGTCGCCGATGATCGGCTCCATGGACATGGGCATCAGCAGATCGACGGTGATTTCGTCACCGGCATCCGACTGGAGGTCGGTCAGCATTTGGATGGGGAGACGGCTGTTCTTGCCCTCGCCCATCATCTTGCGAGTGAAATACGAAGCCTTGTTGATGGCATTTGCCAGCATCAGGCTCCACTTCTTGACGGCTTGTGGGTCATTGACCCCGATCACGCTACGCATAAACACACTCCTTCAACAGTGTTGACAGGAGCGCGTCCTGCGCTCGGGCGGATTCCATCCGCTATATGACCAAGCGGTCAGGCTTTGGCGGTCGTCGGTGCTTGCACCGGCTTTTGCGTCAGCTTGACATCCTGATCGACTTCAAAGACAAGCCGGACCCGGTTGCGGCCCGACTTCTCAACAACTTTCACGATGGCGAGATCCCCGATGGCGACTTGCTCGCCAACGCGGACCTCTTTCACGACTCGGCTTTTCACTCTTGCGCTTCCCAACGTGCTCGCTGCTCTGGTGTCAGCCTAGCTACTGCTTTTTCGGCTTCAATGCCAGACAGGTTGAAAATATGCGCAAACTCGTCGCCCTCTACCGAAGTCGCGCCAGCAGCCGGCCCGCGCCCGATGGTCGGCGGCACTTTGCTCAAGTCCGGGTGCCGATCCTTGGCCGGGTCCGCTTTGCGCTGCTTGTCGGCGGCAGGCTTGGGCTGCTCTGTCTGGAGCTTGAACCGGCGAGCCACCACGGTGTGGGCGTCCTCGAAAATCTGTCGCCACGCCTCGGGCTTTTGGTCGTGCGGCTGGGCGGCCAGCGCCTTGATGGTGGTGTCCAGCGCCTTCAGCGCATCGGCGTTCTTGGCGTCGCGGTAGTCGAATCCCTGGCCCTTGATGTCCTTGAGGAAGTCGTTGACCGTGGTCTTGTAGGCGTCCTTCAACTGCTGCGCCGTCATTTCCTCGGCCACCTGGGCACGGATGCGGTCGGCGTTGGCCTTGTCGCGCTCGGTGTCGATGCGATCCAACTCGGCGTCGTAGTCGTCTTCGGACAACTCGCCCTCTTCGTACTTGCGCCGGGCGTCACGCTTGGCCTGGGTCAACTCCTTGAGTTTGGCGTCCAGGGCGTCCACATCGGCGTCCACCTGATACAGCGGCTTGATGTCGGTGTTGGCCGGCTCTGGCGTGCCGCCTGGGCCATCGTCATCATCACCGTCATTGCCTGCGTCAGCGTTGCCGCCTGCGGTGTCATTGCCATCTTGGTCGTTGCCGGCCGCACCATCGTCGCCGCCGTCACTGTCGGTAGTTTCGCCGTGGCCGTCGTCCGCGCCTTCCAGCTCCAGCAGTTGCGCGCGCTCGTCTTCGGTCAGTCCGCTCAGGTCTTCGTCTTTCAGTCCCATCGTGGGTCTCCTTGGGGGTGGTGGTCAAAAATCAGACGGGAGGCATGGCCCCGTCATTGGCTGGCGTCTCAATGCCTGTCATCGCACCATCGGCTTGCTGGGCCTCTGGCACAGGTGGCATGTCTTGTTGGGGAACTGGTGCGGGCTCGGCTACCGGGATGTTGGGGTCTTGCCCACCCTTGTCTTTGAACCCTGCGCCCTTGGCGATGGCGTCGGCCACCGGGGCAACGCCGGGCACCGTGGCCACGATCTGCCCGGCTTGCAGCGCCATGTACAGCGCCTCGACTTGCTTGGCCACGGCGGTGGCGTCCGACTTCGCCACGTTGGCCCGCACCTCGGCAATCTCGGCCATGACACGCTCGAGCATGAGCTTTTGCTCCAATGCCGCTTTCTTGGCCATCTCTTCCTTGGCGGCCTCTTCCTCTGGCGTCGGGTTCTTGGTCGGGTCGCGCTGACCGTTGACCTCGCGCACGCGGCGGACAATCTCGTCCTTCATGGGCAGATCGAACTGCTCCACGATCAGATCCAGCAGGTTCACCACAGCGTTGGGCGCCACCGGGCCGATGACCTTCAGCAACTCAATGAACTGCTCCAGGGCTGCGGCTTGCAGGTTGGCGCGCCAGTCCTGCTCGGACACGATGAAATCCGCCTGCGTGGCGGTCACATCGTTCAGGTACTCGCCCGTCTCAGGGTCATACTCGTTGATCGTCAGGTATTCGACCGGCTTGGCTTCACCCAAGATGCGAATGACCTTGCGCGATGTCATGAACTGCTTGATGTTCGACAAGCGCAGTTGCCCGGCCAGTTGCACGGCCAGGCGCAGGTTTTCAAACAGCTCGGCGGTGGTCATGCCGCCCTGAGACTGCTTGGCAATGATGGCCTTGCCGCTGGAGGCGTTGGTGTCGCGCCCCATGTTCTCGGGCGTCACGCCGCTGACGTTTTGCAGGTGCATCCGCGAACGGTCTGCCAGCGCGAGGCTGGTCTGCACGTCGGCGGTGTTCTCCAGCTTCTTGAGCTCGGCGCCGCGCTTCTTGCGAATCCAGGCATCCGGCCGGGCAATCTCCTGCCGCGCCTCTTCAACGTCCTCGACCGCATCGTCATCGGCAATGACTTGGTTTGCGCTGGCCGCCCACAGGGCCTTGGACATCCGCTTGTTGATGTCCATTTGGGCATCCCGCATCCCACGCCAGACACCGTAGGCCATGCCATCGCCAGCACGGCGGAATGCCCAAACCGGGATCAGCGGGAACTTGTTGTGCGCGAACGGGCTGGGTCCATCCCACAGCCAGCATTCCTCGGTCATGATCATGACGCGCATGTTCCAGCGAACCGACTTGTACATGCGCCAGCCTTCGGACTTGGCCTTTGCCATCTGGATGTTGCGCTCGTCGGCCACCTTGCCGGCAAACGGGCCATCCATGAACACGTTGACCTCTTCGGGCACCTTGTACCAAGCCTCGATCAGATCAACGGCAGATCGCCGGCCTCCGTCCACTTGGCTGGTGCCGATGTAGGCGCCACGGTCGCGGTAGCTGCTGGGCAGGCGGGTGGCGTACTCTTGGTCGTGTGCGGCCGTCAGACGCTCACCCAGATACCACTTCTCGGTCAGCTCGTCCGGGTCGTCGTTGTCGCGGACGTAGGATGAGCCCAGCAACTTGCCCTTGGACTCGGGCATCAGTGCGATGACGTAATCCAGATCCAGCTTGCGGCGCCGGAACAGGTAGCGACCATCCTTGTTGTAGTCCACGTCCTTGCTGCGGGAATCGCGGATCACGTCGCGCCAGTCCACAGACCCGCTCAGGATGATTTCTTGGTCGGGCTCGGTGTTGATGCCCTCTTCCAGCCAGCCCAGACCAGACACTACGGACTGCTTGAACGCGCGGCTGCGGTGATAGCGCGCCAGGTTCACGTCGTCGGTGTACTTGACCACCTTGGTCTGCACCTCGGCGCCCTGGTCGTCGCCCTTCTCGCGCGGCAGGATCTTGTAGTCGATCCGGTTGCGCTTCTCGGTGCCGGTGATCCACTCGACAGACAAGCGCCCCTCGTTGAACACCAGCGGGCTTTGGCCGCGCGCCATGAGCTCGGCTGCATCCTCGAGGCGCCATTGCAGGTGATCGTGGTAGTCCTCGTCCACCGCCATCTGAAATCGTTCTTCGTACTGAAGATCGAGTTCCTCGTGCATCAGCGACACCAGCGTGCCGTGACGCTGGCGAACCTCATCGTTCGCAACCTGGGCATCGTCGGCCGCAAACTCGCCGTCAGGCTGCTTCGGGGCCTCGTTGTGCCGTGGGTCGCGCTGCTCAAACATCAGATGACTCCCTCGGCAACCGTCTTGCCGTTGACCTTGGCTGACAACTCGATGCCTTGAGACGCCTTCTTGACCTCCAGGGCCAGCGGCTGATCGCTGGGCATCCGCACCAGATCGGCCACGGCCTCGCAGATGGCGTCAATCACGCGGTGGACGGTCGATTGATCCGGGAAAAAGCCCATCGTCACGGCCGCCTTGAACGCGGTGCCCAGCAAGTGCGCCGTTGGGCTACCGTCCTTCTCGCAGAAGGCGTAGGCGTTTTTTTGCGGGATCACGTAGGCACCGGCATCCATGCGTGTGCTCGCGGGAAACAGCACCATGCACGGGTGCGGGCCGTCTGGGTCGATGTCCGCGCGGTCAATCCATTGCAGGCTGACCACGATGTCGCCCTTGACGAACTGGCGCCAGGCGCGTTCGCCGCCAAGTTGGACCATGGGCAGACCTGAAGGGGCGAGGATGTTCATGCGGTGGCTTGATGTGGTTCTACCCGCCTATCCTTGCCCGCCATATTCCGTGTGCAATGTCAGACCACCCGCCAGTTGGCGCGGGGG